TTTGCACGGACTAACTAAATTTAGCATGGAAGATGCGCCTGCTAATACATTTTTTTTAGAGTATATAGCTAGACCACAAACTGCAGAAATGTTTTTTGAAGACGTTTTAATGGCATTGGTGTTTTACGGAATGCCTTTACTTGCAGAAAATAATAAACCCCGTCTATTGTATTATTTAAGAAGGCGTGGTTATAGAGGTTTTAGTATGAACAGACCTGATAAAGTTTGGAATAAATTATCTACTGCAGAAAAAGAAATAGGTG